TGAGAATGGCAGGATTAACTGATAGAGACCAGGCAAAGACATTTATTTATGCCTTCATGTATGGTGCAGGTGCATCTAAGATAGGACAGATCGTAGGTGCAGGTGCTAAAGAAGGACAGATATTAATTAATAAGTTCTTATCAAGTATGCCTTCTTTAAAAAGAGTCAGAGATTCTGTTACAAAAGCTTCAAATAAAGGTATGATTAAAGGTATTGATGGTAGACTATTACATATACGTAGTCCTCATAGTGCCTTAAATACTTTAATACAAGGTGCAGGTGCAGTAGTCTGTAAATTATGGTTAATCAATATGATTAAACGTATTAGAAGAACAGGTGTGGATGCTAAACTTGTAGCATCTATACATGATGAGTATCAGTTTGAAGTTTTAAATAAAGATATTAAAAAGTTTGGACAATTAACAAAGGATGCTATGAAAGATACAGAGATACAGTTACAAATGAAATGTCCTTTAGATAATGAATGGAAGGTAGGAAAAACATGGGCACAGACACATTAAACGAACAGTTAGCACTATTTCCATACAAGAAAGAGATAGTTTATGCTTTGGAAACAGATACGAGAAAATGTAGAGACTGTAAAGAAACTTTACCATTAACTAACTTTCCAATTAAAAATATTATGAGTAATAATTTAGGAATTTTATCAAAAGTTTGTTCTAAATGTAGCAACAAAAATACTCTTGAATCATACGTAAGAAGGAAAAAAGTTAAGCTTCCTGATAAAGATTACTGTTGTCCTATATGTTTAAAGAATGAACAACAATTAAGCAACAACAAAATAGTTGTAGATATTAATACTTATGAAATTACAGATCATAAACATAAAAGAAAGACTCCATGGAGGTTCGACCATGACCATAAAACAGGTGAGTTTAGAGGATGGTTATGCAACTCCTGTAATATTTCTTTGGGTATGTTAGGTGATAGTTTAGAATCAGCAAAAAGAATAGTAAAATATTTGGAAGGAGACGTTAATGGAAGTTCAGGAGTTTAAAGGTAGAAAAGATCACGTTGCTTATATCAAACGTGGTATAGCAGTAGAAAATTATTTTGTTAAAGAAGCAAAGAAACGAAAGTATGATATTGTAATTGCTTCTGAAGAACAAAATATTAAAGAGCATATAGATTTAGTGTTACAAAAAAAAGGAAAGGAGTTTAGTGTTGATGTAAAAGCAATAAGGACAGGGAATAAAAGTAGAGTACCTGATGATACTTGGATTGTTGTAGAATTTTTGAATACTATGGGTAATAAAGGTTGGCTTTATGGTAGTGCTGATTACATAGTGTTTGAAAGAATAAAAGATTTTGTATTTTGTAGTACAAAAGAATTAGTAGACTTAGCACATAAACTTGTTGATAGAAATGATAGAGTTTTTAGTTATAAGGATGCTGAATATAAAGTTTGGGGTAGGTTATATCAGGGAAAGAAAGATCTAATATCAAGAATGGAAATGTCTAAGATATTAGAATTAAAAAATACTTTTATATGGAAAAAAACTGTTGACATTTCTGATTAGATGTGTCATAATTACTTTATTAATAATAAGAAAGGAGTACACCTATGAGTGTCGTTAAAGGAAATGCTTATTGGGCAAGCATAACAAGTCCAAACACTACATTTGATTCAGATGGAGTGTGGTCTATTGACGTAGGTAATCTTGATAAAAAGAATATAGAGATTGCTAAAGCTGATGGTCTTTCTATTAAGAACAAGGGAGATGATCGTGGAGATTTTGTTACTGTTAAAAGAAAAGTAAGACGTAAAGATGGTAACATGAATAAAGCACCTGAAGTTGTGGATGCACAGAAACGCAACATGATAGGTACATTAATTGGTAATGGTTCAGAAGTCAATGTGCTCTATACCACATATGAGTGGGAATTTAAAGGTCGTTCTGGAATATCTGCTGATCTTCGTGCAGTACAGGTAACTAACTTAGTACCTTATAATGTAGATGCTGATGCAGATGAAGCTTTTGAAGTAGTAGCTGATGGCTTTGTAAGTAATGAAGCTGATGAAGAAATACCTTTAGCAGCTACATCTTAACCAACCAAGAAAGGATGGAGAGGTGCTACTGAACGAGTATCTCTCCATTATTTATTATGAAAACAATAGATACTTTAGTGAAAGATATATATGGTTTATTTGATCCTCTTGTAGAGGTAGATTTAAATGACAAAGAAATAGATGAGCATTTAGATTCTTTTACAAGAAGTGTCAAAGAAACATTACGAATGTTTTTAAAAGAGAAACCTGTACAGAAACGTAACCTAAGACTATCTGCTATAGGTAAACCTACGAGACAGTTATGGTATGATAAACATTCTAAAGATGAACCTAAACCTTTAGAACCTAGTACAAGAATTAAGTTTTTATATGGACATTTATTAGAAGACTTATTAATATTATTCTGTAGACTAGCAGGACATACAGTAACTGATCAACAAAAACAAATTGATGTTAATGGAATAAAAGGACATCAAGATTGTATGATTGATGGTGTTCTTGTTGATTGTAAGAGTGCATCAGGTAGAAGTTTTGAAAAGTTTTCTAAAAGAACTTTATATTCTGATGATCCTTTTGGTTATATCGCACAGATCTCTGCTTATGCTGAAGGCAATGGTGTAGATGAAGCTGCTTTTCTTGCTATAGATAAACAACATGGAGACATTTGTTTGACTCCTGTTCACTCGTTGGAAATGATTAATGCTAAAGAAAGAATTGATTATCTTAAAGGAGTTATGGAACAAGATACTCCTCCTGATAGGTGTTATGATGATTTGCCTGATGGAGTTAGTGGTAATCGTAAGCTTGGTATTAGTTGCTTGTATTGTACACATAAACGTACTTGTTGGAGTGATGCTAATCAAGGTAAAGGATTGCGTGTGTTTCAGTATGCAAAAGGTTATAGGTTTCTTACGAATGTTGCTAAAGAACCTAACGTAGATGAGGTTTTAGATTGGTAAAAAATCATTGGGTAGATTTAAGAACAGGTAAACCTTTTACTCCTGATCTTGAACAGTTTGGTTTTGTATATATTATTACTAACTTGAAGACAGAAAAAAAATATATAGGATGTAAACAATATTTAATTGGTAAGTCTAAAAGAAAATCAAGATGGCAATCTTATATAGGTTCTTCAAAATATTTAAAGGAAGATATAAAAAAATTAGGTAAGAAAAATTTTAAGTTTGAAGTGATTGATGAATTTAAAAACAAAAGAAGTTTAAAATATTATGAGTTAGCTTATCAAGTACAACATAATGTTTTAACTTCTTGTGTTGAAGGTTCAGATAATCATAAGTATTATAATAATTATATAGGTGGTAAATTTTTTAGACCTGTAGAAAGAAAGGAGGTAAAAGATGTCAATAAAAAAGTACATGTATGAATCAGCTTTATCTGAGTTTGAATCTCAGAGAGATAAAGCTTTGTCTACTGCTCGTATATACTTGGAAAATCCTGTTGGTATAGGAGAACATCCCCAAGTTATTGATGAATTTATTAAGCAAGTAAAAATAGCTGCTGAAAATGAAGAAGCTATTTATATGTTGCAAAATACATTTCAAGATGAGATAAGTCCAAAAGAAGAATAATAAATGGAATACGACTACTTTAGTATAACATTGGATGTGTCTGCTAATACAAAAGAACATCCTGAAAAAGTTTTATTTTTATCTGTTATACTACAAGCATTGTTAGATGCTACGAAAACAAAAAGTAAAGTTGAATCTTCTCAAACAAGTGTTGAGAGAGAGAGGGCACGTGCATGGTTTTTCTGTAGTGTTGGTGTAACGTGTGAAAATTTTGAAAATGTATGTCAGAATGCAGGACTTGATCCTTCTTATACAAGAAGTTTTGCATATGAAGTAATTAACTCAAAGGAAATAGGATATGTCAGACAAAAAATTAAAAGAGTCTTGGATAAATCAAGAAGATAGAGGATGGTCAACAGAAAGTTATCAAAACTATATGAAGAGAAGAAATCAAGAAGAGAAAGCATTACAAAAAGGCACATATGAATATGAATATGAAACACATGATGAAATGATTCGTGATTCTGTAAAAGCAACTGACCAACAAGTAGGTGGTAATCATTACAAAGGTTATGCTATACAACCTATACATTTTATTATGGAAAATGATTTAGGTTTTTGTGAAGGTAATATACTAAAATATATAACTCGTTGGAAAGATAAAGGTGGTGTTGAAGATCTGAGAAAAGCAAAACACTATATTAATATGTTAATTGAATCTGCATTAGAAAAGGAAAAATAAATGGC